ATATTTATATTTATATTTATATTTATATTTATATATATTATATATAGTTAGTTATTTTTAATTTGTTGTTGGTAGGCTTTAGGAGGTTGATTGCTTGAAGGTAGAAGGTTATGTCAGTAAGGCTGTAGTAAAGCGCTGGCTGGAGAATTACAGCAGTTTGGTATCGGGTGACGTGATGCAGGATGCGCCTGCTGGGAATAGCGGTCCGAAAACGTACGACGGGATTCGCGGCGGGCAATTGAATAAGATAATGCTGGAGCAGGCTATCAAGTCGTTGTCGCCCTTGCATCGTAGCTGCATCGAGGCGAAGTACGTTGAACAGTTGCCGAAGCACATCACAATTAAAGCGCTGGAGATTAGCGAGGGCATTTACAAGAAGCGCATAAATGATGGAATCGACCAAATTTACAGGTACTTAAATGGCGAAAAAGCTGATATAGTGCAGATTCCAGATAACCATAGAAAGTTGTTGTCAAAAATATTAGGGTAAAGGTTGACAATTTCAGACTTAAAACCTTATAATTATGTTAAGCTTGATATTTCTATATAGTAATATAGAAAAACAATTAATTGCATATTTTTCCATAAGTCCACGGGGCGAGCCATTTCATAGGTTCGACCCCGTTTTTATGCGAATCGAAGTTTAAATATCTAAATATTTCAATTTTATATTTTAAAAAGTAGGTGACACAAATGTCGAAGGAACAGAACCAGGACACGACGCCCGTTTTCGACCCTTACGACGAGCAGCTTAAAAAGTCATGCCATAGTAAAGCCGATGCTAAAAATCGGGTAGTGTTTGCGAATGGTCGGTATTCGTTACGCTGTGGTGCGAAGAAGCGAAAGCCGAAATCCGACGGCGAAATGTACTGCCGCTCGTATGCAGGTGTCGGGACAGACCACCCAGGGTATGGGCGTTGTAAACATTGCGGCGGTTGCAGCACAGGACCGAAAACCGAAGAAGGCAAAGCGAGGGCGGCTGTTAATGCCAGGACTCACGGCTTTTATAGTAAAGCCCTTAGAGGGGAAGAACTAGCGACCTATGAGTCATTGCTCGAATCGAAGGAAATCACGCTCATGGACGAAATCATGATGCTAAAGGCGAAAATCTTGACCTATCTATCGAAGTGGCAAACGACTATCGACAGTAACGGCGAGAAAGCCGCCCGCAATTACGTAACAACGGGTATTGACCAGGAGCGAAGTTACTACACAGCTTCTACAGCAGATGACCGCGTTTTACAGCGCGCGCTCGAAACGCTGCGTCGATTAGTCGATAGTCATGCGAAATTGACCCAGGATACGAGTATCGGATTGCTGGACAGTATCAACAAGGAATTAAAAGACGCGTCACAGGGCGAGGTAACACTTGCATGGAAGGCGCGACCAGCACAGCAGCGTAAGGCAGCCGACAAAGAGGGCAAGTAACCAGGGGGTGCTATTATGGCAAACGAAAAGCGTATACCGTTAACCGAAATACACAAGATATTAAAAGAGCGCGGGCTACAGCCTATCGACTATAAACACTTGCCATATAGCGAAGTGTTAAAGCTGGCAGGTGTGAAGCAATGACCGAGCATACGACCGACTTCGACTACCTGGAAGAAGTAGACCCGATTAGTGGGGCGCCTATATTGGTCGCCGTACCTAAGACAGTCGCTGCAGCAAAGCAAGGGGTCCCGTATAACGCAATCAATGACCTGGGCGAGATATTCCACCCCGATAGGCTGCGTGAGGCGTGGCGATTGCTGCGTAAAAACGACCCCTTTGACTATCAGCTCGAAGTCGCGGACCAGATTATCTATAGCTGTATGAATCAGCTAGGCTGGTATATCGTGGTTATGATTAGTCGGCAGGCAGGGAAAAACGAAATAAGCGCCTTCGTCCAGCACTACTTACTACTATGGGGCTGGTACACAGGGACGCGTGTGTCGGGGGTTAAATTCGCGCCCGTATACAAGCCCCAGGTACAAGCTTCTATGGACCGTCTCGAAGGTGCGGACACGCCAGACAGTGGCGGGCTTGCGGGTTCCGTGATTACGAAGTCTATCTTTACGAAATCAGACGGCTATAAGTACCATATCGGGACACCACGCGATAGCAACAAATGGGCGTTCTTATCCATCGGTCCACGTGCCAACGTCGCATCACAGACAGCCTTTACATTGCTGGAAGGTGACGAAGCGCAGGACATCGACGGTAACAAGTGGGAACGTGACGCGCAGCCTATGGGCGGTTTCAATAACGCGACTACCGTGTTATACGGCGTAGCATGGACAAAGGAAAGCTTTATATACAAGGGTATGCAGCAGGCGTACGAAATGGAAGCACGGCTCGAAAAAGAGCTAGGCTATCGTCCGAAGCTCGTATTTAAGATTGACGCCTACAAGGTCATTGCTTCGGGCAACGAGAACTACAAAAAGGCTTTCGAGAATCAGCTTGCCCGTTTAGGACCGAACCATATAGCGATACAGACGCAGTATTTACTAAACTTCGTGGACAGTATCGGGCGCTTTTTCGATGCGGAACAGCTTGCCCGTATGTACGCTAACACGGCACGTATGCGCCAGGGTCCCGACCCAAGCGCCGTATACATATTCTCTATTGACGTGGCAGGGCAGGAAGAAGAAGCCACAGAACTAGGGGACGTGGAAGCCGTAGCAATGGCTGCAGGGAACCACAAACGGGATGGTACAGCGTTAACCATAGGCGAGTTACAAGCCGATGGGACCGTATTGCCTGTGTGCCTGTATCAGTGGGTCGGGAAACCGCACTCGCAGCAGCGCATACAAATTAAGACAATCCTGGAGCATTGGAACACGATAGGCGGCACAGGGGACGCAACAGGGCTAGGCGAGCCACTTATATACTGGCTCAAAGAGGAACTGCCTAACATGGAAATCGAAGCCTATAAATTTAAAGCGCTGGGGGACGAGAATAAGTCGAAGCTGGGGTACTTAGCTTATAACTTCGTAAGCTATGACAAGATTAAGATTCCACGTAGACCGACCAACGACCCAGCGCAAGCCGACCTATGGGACGAATTAAAATGGCAGCTCGAAAACTTGATACGGGTTGCGAAACGCCAGCAAACAATTAACTTTCATGTACCACCTACAGCGAAGCCCCGACGCGAGGGTCATGTCCCGCATGACGACCTTGTTATCGGGCTTTTCTTGCTTATGCGGGCGGCTTACATGATTAAGGACCCTAAACGCCGTAAAGCGTCATCCTTTGACCGCAGCAGTTTAGGAGACTACTAGAAAGGGGGGTTACGATGCCTGTAGTAATGAACACGATACCGACGTTACTCGACACGATGGACTACACCACAGCCAAACAGAGCGCTGCGGAGTGGGTAGAGACTAACGGCGTATGGTTAAAGCAAACTATCGACAAACATAAAGAATGGCTCACAGAGAGCGAAGTCGAGAAATACCAAAATGCCTACGATGGCTATATGGAATCAATCGACATTCGAGACAAGAGCCGAGATGATGACGTCAATCATAAAATACAAGTCAACTATGCCCAGCTCATTATCGACACCGTAGTCGATTACATGCTAGGGAAGTCGCCTATATGGACATTCGAGGCGGACCAGGACGACGCGGACGAGAAGCCGAGTGACGAGCTGCTGCAAGAGTATCGCCGCGATATGGTTAAACTGCTACGAGACGAGGGCACACAGCGCATGTTAAGCGAGCAACTACGCCAGGGCAGTATTGCAGGGTACAGTATCGCGCTTGCCTGGGTAAACGAGGACAGCGAGATAACGTACGACGAATTTCCCGTACAGGAGATGTACCCCGTATTCGACAATAGGGGGCGCCTGCGTCTCGTAATTAGATACTACGAGCTAGAAGCCGAAGAAGGCGGGGACGTAGCAAAGACGAAAGTCGAAATATACGACGGGCGTTATATTACGTACGCCGTAACAGACAATACAGGGGCTGCCTTTGAACTAGATGCCGACGAGTTAGAAACAGGCAACCCTATCGAGCACAAGGCGGCACGTGTGCCCGTGGGCATTTTTATCAACGGGACACCAGCACGGCACAATAAGCGAAAGCTAAAGGCTGGAAGTAGCGACCTGGGGAATGGCGTGTTTTCCCTGCTGGAATCGTATGCGGCAACGCTATCCGATAAAGCAAACACCGTCGACCGTATCCTGGACCAATTCCTGCTACTTACAAACGTGGATACCGACAAAGGCGAAGTACAAAAGATGCGACAGTCACGTGCTATCGTTCTAAAGTCGAAAGAAAGTAGCGCATCGTTCTTAGCACCGAGCCAGGACGACAACGCGGTACAAAACTACATGACCGACCTACGGGACGCGATTCATGATATGACGAGTACACCGCGCATGAATGACTTGTCTGGGGCTACAGCAACCGAAATCAAAATGAAGTATGCTGCCCTGGATATTAAGGCAGGCAAAAAAGACGTGTATTTCATGTCGAATTTAAAGCAGGTTATCGCCGTATTAACGGACATGCTTAACTGGAAGCGCCTTTTAGATGCGAAAGTCAGTGACCCATATGCCGTACTAAAGGGCAATGAGACGTCAAGTGTGGCGCTGTATAAGAGTCACTGGCTGCAGCCAACGCTTACAAGGAACCTGCCGCAGAACTACCAGGAGATAGCGAATATTGTCGCAACCCTGGCGGACAAAGTGCCAGATACGTACCTGTATGAGTTGCTATGGTTCGTCGATGACCCGAAACAGGCACTCGATGACATGAAGAAGCAGAAGAAGGCGAACCAACAGACCGCAACTAATTCGTTGTTTGGTGGTGGCGAGTTTATAAGCACAGGCGGCAATGACCCAGGGAACCTGGACAAGAACAAGAAGCCAGAGAAAACCGACCCAGGCAACGGTGACGACGAGCAGGGCGCAAAGTAGGGGGTTAGCGTATGGAGATTCCAGCAAACCCTATACTAGACGAGCGTGTCCAAGCCCGACGACAAAAAGACCTGGACGGCTTCGTTGAGTCCTACCAGGATATTGTCGACAAACGTACCGCGAAGTATGCGGACGAAATAAAAGACACCTGGGGACGCGTAGACAATTATCTAGGCAACGCTACGAAGGACCTTTACAACAAATACGCTGTAGACGGCAAGCTGCCCGATGGTCGTTTGTGGGAAGCTGAACGGCTAGGCATATTACAACAGCATACGGCGTACATTAGTAAAGAGTTGCACGGCGATGCTAGTAGGCTGCAGAAAAACATTGCATATCAGTACACCGAAGCCTACTATTACAGCGCCTTTAAAACGGAGCAAACGGCAAAAGTCGCCATACACACACCTGTATTAAGTCATTCCCAGGTGATGGGCGTTGTATCCAACCCGTGGCTACCAGATGGACGTAATTATTCCGACCGCATACGAGCCAACACAGGGCTTTTAGCAATCGGCGTAAAAGATTCTATCGAGCAGGCTATCAGTGAAGGGCTGTCCGTACAGGAGACTGCCAGACTGATACAAGAGAAAACGGGCGAAGGGTACAACAACGCCGTACGTCTAGCACGTACAGAGTTAAACCGAGCGGCAGCGCAAGGGCAAACTCAATCATTCCTGGAGAATGCGGATATATTGGACGGTAAACGATGGAACGCCGTACTAGATAAAGTCACCGCACCAAAGGACGCGGCAAACGATGGCAAGTTATACGCCCTGGATTACGACACCGAAGAAAACCCAGGCAAGCCAGGCGAGCGTATACCGAACCATCCGAACTGCCGTTGTAAATGGACACCTGTATTATCAGCGCTGGGGGTAAGTACCAAAGAACGGATTGCACGGGACAAAGAAGGCAAGCGCACGTATGTCAAGGCGAGAACCTACGAGGAATACGCCGAAGAAGTCGGGCTGCCATTGTTACCAGACCGTTTACGAAACGATAACCCTAAGCGCTATTTACGAAATGGCGAAACCGTCGACGATTATGCGGCAGCGATTGGTAAAACCGTCGAGGCATTCCTTCAAACGCGTAACGGGGCTGCGCTTGCTGCGGCGATTGCACCTGCTGCAGAGGCTGCCATATTTACGCCAGCCGCAACGGTTGCCGAAGCGACAGCATGGGCACAGGAAAATTTGCCGATACCTACAGTCGACTATACGGACTACGACATACGCCTAGCCAACGAGGTCAACGAAGAACTACAGAAGCTTTACACCTTGTACCCAGAGGTCGACGGTATCAAGTACCTGGGCACAGCGCAGCAGCGTAATAAGTTAGAATACCAGCAGCGCGTCGATTACTGGATAGAGGCAAACGGTCGGGACAAACTAGAACGTATAGCGAAGCAGCGAGGCATGACTATTGAGGACCTGGCAAAGAAATACGTGAAACGTGCGCGTACGGTATCAGCGAATACTTACGCGAAAGCCGCAAACAAAGCCTGGGGCGACCTGGCAGGGGTTACGTATAATCGTTTATGGGCAAAAGACTACGACAAGATAGTGAAAGCCCTCAAACAAGACGTAAAAAGCGGCTGGCACCCTGTAGGTACGGACAGTCCTGCTAGTATCTTGATACATGAATTTGGTCACATGATTGACTACATGCTGATAGATGCGGGCATACGGGACAAGTACCTCACACCGATTACGAAAGACGTGCTCAAACTTAGTAAAGCAGAGCTGCGGGACCAATTAAGCGAATACGCTGGCACTAATCACATGGAAGTCATAGCCGAAGCCTTCGCCGAGTATCATTTGAGTAAAAACCCGCGACCGATAGCGCGCCGTATAGGTGAAGCTATCGACGCAGCCATGAACGAATACCGAAAGGGGCGTTAATATGCTAGGACCACGACCAAGCTTTACGAAAAGCGAATACTTTGTTGCCGAGCCTGGCAACTGGCACTTAAAGCCTGGAGCGCCCGACGAAGTGGTCAAAGAGTTTGAGCGCTTCATGCAAGACCTGGAGCCAGACGAGCCAGAAGCACCCGTTTTACTAAGCGAATAACTAGAGACGTCCTAAAATGGGCGTCTTTTTGCGTTTAACGAGCCGTAGCATTTAGGGGGCTTATAATACCTTGAATGTGAGCGCGGACCCAGACGCGGAACGCTGGGGCAAAAATACGGGTACCTGGACACCCAGACATAAACCAGGGCAGATACAGCCGCAGGGCTATAAGCTGCTGAAAGGATAACCCATGAACAAGTTAAAAAAATTACAAAAGCAACTAACAGACGGTAAAATCACGCAGGAGCAGTACAATGCAGCAGTCGCGGACTTATTAGAGGACGAGGACATCACGCAGGAAGAACACGACGAAGCCCTGGAATTTGACCCAGACGAAGGCACAGAGAAACCGATTTACACACAATCGGAGCTGGACGCTACAGTCGTGAAAAAGGCACGTGCGTTGATTAAAAAGGCGGCACGTGATGCAGGCATTGACTTATCGGACAAAAAGCCACAAGAGCTTATCGACGCCGTAATGGAGCTAGCGGCGGCTGGTACGGGCAAGGAAAAAGAAACGGACCAGGAGCTAAAAGACTTACGCAAGCAGGCGGCGAAAGCGAACGAGCTGGAGACTGCGAACCGTACGCTAGTAGTCGAAAACGCCGTATTAAAAGGTGCTGGCAAGTTAAACCCTGTAAACCCAGCGCAGGTAGTGCGTGCGTTGAATGCTGACTATAGCGACCTGTTAGAGTATGACGACGAAACGGGCGCCCTTGACCCTAAGAGCGTAGCGAAGGCGTTACAACGAATTGCAAAGTTAGAACCTAACTTGTTCAAGACTGCAGCCGAGGAAGAAGGCGGAGAGGACCTGGACGACCTAGAGGACGACCCAGGCTTCAAAGGCAAGTCTCCAGGTGGGGCAGGCACAGGGGGCACGAAAGCGAAACGCGAAGCGGAAAAACTAGCAGCGCAACGCAAGGCAGCCCTAGAAATGATGGGCATTAAATCAGAAAAATAATAGGGGGCTACACACTATGGCAGGACAATACAATGCACAAATCACAACGTCATCGACGACGGCAGCGCGCGAAATTAAAGCGAGTGCACACTACACGTACATTCAAAACGGTATCACGCTAGACGGCACGAAATTTGCACCAGGCGCGTTGGTCGTGGAAGGGCAATGCCTAGTACGTGACAACGTAACGAAGAAATACGAACCATACAAAGAAACGGTACCAGGCACATTTGAGGCTGGGAAATCGGACCCTGTTATCCTGGATACTTCGGTAAAATTCGAAGTGAAGGACGGTGCCAACATGGACGTGGTAGTCGGTGCAGTAATGGTACACGGCGCCGTACACACAGGCATGTTAAAAGATGTAACCGACGAATTTAAAAAGGCACTAGGCGGCGCAATTCGCTTCGTGTCACAATAACAAAGCCTGGAGCACCAGGGCACATAGAGCGGCACTTCTACCCTACGGGGCAGCGGTGGCGCTTTTACTATTTCTAACACAATCTAAGGGGGACACCTTACTATGGCAGGTTTAGCACAATACAGCGAATACTTCACGAATCCTTTATTCACTGACACACTTAAAGAAATTCCCGTTAAAGCAGAGTACATCGGGCAACGATTTTTACCACTAGCGGAGACGTATGATACGAAATTCCATGAATCGGTTATCACACGTCAAGCGGACATGGCGAACCTCGTTTCTTCGGATGCTGAAAGCCCATTAACAGACCGCGACCCATTACGTCACGTGTCTGGCGAAATCGCGGACATTTCCCAATCGTACATCGTGACGAAGGAAGAAATGGGTGCGTTAATGGACAAAGGCAACCCAGGTAAACGTAAGATTGCAGAAAAGCAATTGTTAAATAAAACACGCACAATTAAAGAAAATGTGGACGCTCGTATCGAGTGGTTACGTTGGCAGGCACTAGGCGAGGGTGCCATGACATACAACAAAAACGGCATCATCTTAACAACGGACTTTGGTGTCCAATTCAAGAAAACAGCAGCGACGCGCTGGGACGATGTAACGCCACAAATTATTAAAGACTACGAAGGCTGGGTACAAGAGTACGTGGATAAAAACGGCGTACGTCCGTCGGTATTCATTACGTCAATCAAAGCCATTCGCGTCGTGTTAAGCAACCCTGGCTTAATTAAGTCCGTAACAGGTACAGACTACAAGCTGTTAACGTTATCGGAATTAAATGCCTTCTTAACGGACCGTCAACTGCCACCAATGGAAGCATTCGACACAACCGTGACATACCGCGACCCGAACAACGACGGCGTACGTACAACGTCTCGTTTACTGTCAGAGAAAAAAGGTATTTTCTTACGTGAAGGCGGCGAAGTGGGCGAGCAGTTACTAGGTCCAACAGTGGAGAACGAAATGAACCCAGGTATCTTTGGTCGTACGATTCGCATGGACCGTCCAATGAGAGACATTATCGAAGTCGTGGCGTCGTCGTTCCCAAAAATCACAAGCCCAGACTTAATCGGTATCACAACAATCTTAGCGTAGTAACTAAAGGGACCCCGAGCGGGTCCTTTTTTACTTCACGCAGAAAGGAAGTTCGTTCATGTCAAAATACATTTTTGTACACCTGCTGGAAGAAGTCACAGCCGCAGGGCATACCGTACCTGCTGGGGAAATCCTGCAGCTAACGGAAAAGAGTGCGAATGCACTTGTAAATGACGGGTTAGCGACTTACGCACAGCCTAACGACGAGACACACGCAGAAATAGGTGCAGAATCGTCCACAGGCGACGAAAAAGGTGCAAACCATAGTAATACACCCGAAAACGTAAAAACGCCGTCAGAGGGCAGCAAAGACGGTTTAAAAGCACATAGCGATTTACCTAGCCCCGACGACATTGTGGAAAAGGCAGCCGATGACCGCGAGCTAACGTACAAAGCCCTTTACGCACAATACACGGACAAAGAGCTACGCCCGAAAGCGAAGGACGCAGGTGTCGAGTTTGCGTATGATGCGCTCAAAGGTGACATTGTTAACGCGATTATCGACCAGGGCAAGGCTGCGGACTTCTTAAAATAAGGGGGCGCTTTTATGTATCTAAACGATACCGAGCTAAAAGAAACGTACTACCCACGGGCTGCTAACATGGAGCCTGCAGAGGTCACGTTATACCTGCAGCGTGCGAACAGCTATGCCTTTGGTGTTATCGGTGGGGTGCCTAACTTCGCACAATTTCCACCGACAGAGGCAGTTGTATGGTCGGACGGTTTAAAGGCTGCTGTAGCCCTGGCATTTGAATACTTTACACGGGGCGAGACAGCCCAGGTAAACAAATGGAACGGGGACATTACACAGGCAGCACCTGCAGGCTACTTCCAGCGTCCGCAAACACGGTCCGACGAAATGGACCGCGTAGACAAAATGCTAAAGCCGTACGCCGACCTGTACGACAGTCAAAGCGCCGTACCCGATAACTCACGGGGAATCATGTTTCTATGAGCCGTCGCATGTTCACGGTACGTCGTTTAGATGAATGGCAGCGCGGTCTTATGGAAGCGAGTAACGGCGGCGTAAATCGCTTAAAGGACCGCGTGCTACGTACATCGGCAATGCGCCTTACGGAATACCTGGACGACCTCACACCAGCCCGTACGGGACGGTTAAAAGGCAGTATGACAATGGGCGACCGCGACAATATCTTTAGGGTAGAAATCGGGAAGAAGTCTCACTTTTTTGTAGGTACGGCGGTCAAATACGCGCAAGCGGTCAACGACGGCTTTACACAAAAGGCTGGACGCTTTGTACCTGGTTACTGGAGCGGTGACACCTTTGTCTATGACCCGAACCATGACGGCGGTATGGTGCTAACGGGTAAAGTGATTCCAGGCGCCCACATGTTCGAAAAGGCAATGGACTATTTGCAGGACGACGTAGAGACAATTGTCGAGTTTGAGTTTCGACGGTTGTATAGCGAGTTGTTCGGTTAGGGGGTAACGATGGGCTTACAGCAGGAAATAGATGCTTTACAACGCTGGGTATTCCAGCACGCACAACTAAACTCTATGAAGCTATCGAGCGCCCCGCCGACGGTTGCACGTCCTGTCATCCTGTGGGAACACGGGCAGCGCAGCCGTACGAAGAACCTCACGCGGTATAGCTACGTAGTGCGGTGCCAGCAATACGGTAAGTTGTTTGTCGAGAGCTTCGACCAGGCAGCCACGTTACAGGACCTATTGCTGGATAGTATCGAGCAAAAATACGGCGTGCTGCCTGTCTTTGAAGCTGTAGGCAGCGACGCACAGATAGCAACAATCAAAAACGTAACAATTGACTTTCGTAGCAGCGAAACGATGGATATACCGATAGTCGTAGCCTATGAGGCAACGTACGGACGTACGCGACCTGTGTTACCACCGCCAGCGACGAAAGTTACGAATAAAATCACGGCACCGTTGGGTGGCGAGTAGGGGGCTATTACATGGCAACGAAACAAACCGAGGGACAAGAAACACAAGCGCCTATGCCAACAACGTACAGCGTTGCGGAATTAATCGCTAACGCCCACGTATTCGGGCAATCAAAAGCTGTAGTTGCGGGCGCCTTGTATGGAAAAGACAACCTTACAAAAGACGAGGCTATTAAGCTTATCGAAGCGTTTACGAAAAAGGTAGTAGGTAAAGGGGGCGGCAAGTAATGGCGGGTACTTATCAAGAGGGCACTAGTAAAGTGTTATCGGGCGTTTATACGCTTATTCAAGCGTCTATCAGCGCCGTAGAAATGGGCGGTCGTGGTATTATCGCATATCCATTCACGTCAAACTGGGGACCTGTTAAAAAACTGGATACCGTGATACAGAAGTCCGAGTTTAAACAAAAATACAACGGAGCTGCGACAGACCTAAGCGCGAAGCTAGTATACGAGTTAGCGTTCCGCGCGAAGCCGCAACGTGTATTAACATACCGCATGGCTACAGACGCCGCGAAAAAAGGTACGGCTACCCTACCAGGGACAGACGCAGGTACTTCGCTTGTGCTGGAAACATTGTACCCGTCCGACCGTGCATTTACAGCCGTTGTTAAAAACGGTTTAACAGGTGGCACTATTGTCGAAGTTTTAGAGGGCAACGTGTTACTTGTAAAAGTCGAAGCGGATACGGCGCAGGGGCTAGCTGACAAATTAAACGTATCGCAATATGTACGTGTCACAACGGTAGGTACAACTGTACCAGCAGTCACAGCAGGCGTAACATTCACAGGCGGAAATAACGGCAGCGAAGTAAAAGCGCTGGACTACGAGGCATTTTTAACGGCGATTCTATCAGACGGTACAGCTAACGCGTTTAACCTGCCAGGCGTAACCGACGAGGCGATTTTAACAATGGTCGAAACGTGGTTAAAGCTGGTACGTGAAGAAGGCTTCTACACTACGTTTGTACGTGGTGGCGCATCATCATGGGACGCAGACCTGTCACTAGCTAACGAAAAAAGTCGTGAGCATAACCTACGTGCGATTATCAACGTGGGTAACGGCGCCGATGGTTATACGTCGGCAGAGATTGCGACGTACATTGCAGCACGTGCAGGGTCCGTACGACTGAACCGCACACTAACAGACGAGGTAACAGACTTCAAAGCTGTAAACGTACCCGAAGCGGTCACACCTGGAGAACGTACGAAAGCGAAAGAAGCGGGCACGCTGGTGCTCGTACAAAAAGGCAACGTGGTCTTAATCGACGAAGGCGTGAACACGCTAACGACGCCACGTGAAGGCGAGCTTAAAGAGTTTGGGAAAATTCGTATTGCGAACGCCCTGGACCATATCGCAAAAGACCTGGAAGCGTTCGGCGAGGAATACAAAAAGGACAAGTCAAACACGCCAGAAGCGCGCGAGACATACGCAGCAGCGGTCGAAAATACGTATTTCCGTCAACTAGCTGGGATGGAAGTGCTGCAGCAAGGTTACTTCTACCGCCCAGACCCAGAGTATCACGGCGACGGCGCTATCCATAAACCAAAAATCGACGAGGCTTTCTTCCATGCAGATGTTACGCCCGTCGATTCGATGGAACGTATTTACCAAAAAATCGGCGTGAGCTTCTAAGAAAGGGGACCACAAAACATGACACAACCAATGTTATTACTACCGCTGGACCTGCAATACTTCGCGTCAACGTATGATGCTAACGACATTATCAACGGCTTATATGGGACGGTACACGACGAAAACGGACAGCAAGTGCAGTCCACGCAGGAATTTGAGGCAAACATCGAATTTAACAAAGAAGAACGTACGATACCTGGCGTGTTTATGAAAGCGCACAAGGTCGTAAGCGGTAACGGTTCGGGTTCGATGGTGCTGGACCATATCGACACGAAGCTGCAAAAGAAAATTGCAGAAAACCCATACGGGAAATACAACTATATCGGTGCCTTAAAAGACCCGACAGCCAAAGGCGAAGAAGCGGTATTACTAGAAGGCGTGTCCTTCGATGGTACAAAGCTTATCGGCTTCAATGTCGAGGAACTAGGGCAAATCGAGTTAGACTTCACGTATGACCGATTCCGATACCTAAAAACAATTAACGGGTAACACAAAGGGCTGGAGCTTCCAGCCTTTTTTATTTTGACCACTAACACACAACCACTAAAACGAAAAGGGGACCACACACATGACAGAATTAAAAAAAGAGACCGTACAAACGTTTATCAGTTTAGAGGAAATCTTAGGACGTGACGAGGCAGCACTAAGCACGCTGACACAAGGGACGTTCGATACACAAGCGCTAGGCACCGTGCCATTTACATCGGTGGATTATGCCGAGTACAAGGACATGAAAAAAGCATGTATGAAAATGGTGCCGAACGGTACAGGCGGGATGCAGCCAGACCTAGACGACGACAAGCTTATGGTATTACTAATCATCGAAGCTGTGCACAAAGACCAACGCAGTACGTTCACATTCCGCGACAAACGCCTACACGATAAACTAGGCACGTTAACGGACGTGGCAGCGGCTTCTAAATTATTAAAGCCAGGCGAAATTGTTAAGTTTGCGCTGGAAATTCAAAATGCTTCGGGCTTCGGACAAAAAGCGCAAAAGGCTATGAGTGACGCCGTAAAAAACTCTTAAAGACTAACGGCGAGGCAAAGCTACTTTCGTATATATGGAACACGCAGGGACGCCTACCTGGGGAAATATATGCGCTGCCGCCGTTAGAAAAAGAGTTAGTGTATCAAATGACCCTCCTAAAGATTAAGCAAGAAGAAGCCGAGGCGAAAAAGGCTAGGAAGGGGGCGAAGTAATGAGCGAGTTTGTAATGGGCGCCCGCCTTAACCTGGTGGACGACTTCTCAAACCCGATACGTGATGCCGTACGAGCTGTAAACGAGTTTCGGCAGGCAATCACGGGTATCAATTCAGAGGCTTCCAGGATGTCTAATGAAGCCCGCAACATGAATAACGCGCAGCGAGACGTGACGCGTAGTGCCAACCAAGCGTCAGACGCTATGGATGACATGTCAGACAGTACACGGGAAATGTCCGACAACATGCAGGATGCGGACCAATTCATTGAACGTGTGGACCACGGAACCAATGTATGGAGCGCAAGCTTGCGTGGCATGAAAACCATGCTACTAGGTGCAGCGGCTGCCGTCGGTACGTTTATGGCAGCGAATCAGCTAAAAGACTTCGCTATGGATGCGATAGAAACCGCCGCCAGCATGAAAGCCATGTCGTCGCAATTTGACCAGGTGTTTAAAGGCATGGAAGCCCAAGCCACTAGCACAATGGCAAGCCTGGAGCAAAAAACAGGAATGCTGGAAGGTCGACTCAAAGGCAGCTTTATTCAAATGGCAGCCTTCGCCAAAACGACGGGTATGGACACTAAAAGTGCCCTAGCGTTATCAGAACGTGCGACCCTAGCTGCTGCAGATAGTGCCGCCTTCTACGACCGTAGTATTGAAGAAGTGTCCGAAAACCTGCAGTCATTTTTAAAGGGTAACTATGAGAATGACGCCGCGCTGGGTATATCGGCGACCGAGTTTACACGGAACGCTGCTGCAATGAAAGAATACGGTAAAAAGTTTACCGAGCTTTCAGAGGCACAAAAGCAGCTCACGCTGTTAAAAATGGTCGAGGACGGTAATAAGCTATCGGGGGCTATGGGGCAAGCTGCGAACGAAGCGGACGCCTACGAGAACGTGATGGGTAACTTAAAACAAACGTGGGCGGAATTTAAAGCCCAGGTAGGCGGACCGTTACTGCAGCCGTTTGTTGACGGCGTAATGTCGGCTACTAAGTGGATACAGGGCTTTGACGTCGGTAAAATCGTACAAGGCATCGAGACAGCGAAGGACGTCGCCTGGACCCTAAAAGAGACGTTTATGTCCCTGCTATACGATACGGGCGAGGTATCCGATTTATGGCAGATGCTAGGCGTACCACCCGAAATAGCGGACCGTATCGAACAGTTTGCGAACCTGCTAAAAGACGGCGTGGTTATGGGTATCCAGGCAGCAAAGGGCGCTTTTGACATATTCAAAGAGTCGATAGGCTGGGCAAGCGAGCACATGAATTTATTAATACCGCTCGTATCGTCCCTGGCATCGGGCTTCGTAGCCTTTAAAATCTTAACAGCGGTATCCATAGGCTTTAAGGCACTACGTACGGCGTTAGTCGGGTACAAGGCTGCGATACTAGGGTCCACACTCGTAACACGTGGATTCACAGCCGCAATACGTGCCAACCCGATAGGGGCAGCGGTCACAGCGATTATGCTACTCGTAGGCGCTGGGGTCCTGCTGTACCGTAACTGGGACAAAGTAAAAGCGAAAACGCTGGAAGTTTGGGGCATGGTCAAAGCGTGGTTCGTTCAAACGTTTGCCTCTATCAAGACGGGTTTTAATACGTTTGTCGCCACCATATCGGCACTTTGGAGCCAATTTTCTACCTGGATAGGCAGCGTTATGCAATCGGGTCTTGAAGTCCTAAAGTCAATATGGTCCTTTGTATGGATGTATCTATCAGCCCCCGTACAGATTTTAGTAGGCTATGTGAAGCTGATTATCTCGAATTTCATGGCAGTCATAAAAGGTATTTTTGCGGCTGGTATGGCGTTGCTGCAGGGTGACTGGCAAGGTGCCTGGGACATTATCAAAGGTACTGGCGAAACGATACTTAATAACATTATGGCGTTCTTCGAGGGTATCGACTTATTTAAAACAGGTAAGCAGATTATCCAGGGCTTGATTGACGGTATCGGTAGTATGGTCGATGCTGCAGCAAACAAAGTAAAAGAGGTCGCAGGCGGTATCAAGGACGCCGTAACAGGATTCTTCCAGATACACAGTCCGTCGCGCTTGTTCCGTTATGAGGTCGGGCAACAGCTAGGTGCAGGTTTACTGTTAGGTATGGACGATAGCAAGAAAGGTCTTATGTCGGCTGCTACAAGCATGGCAGAGGCGGCTATGATACCGTCTAACGCCGTACAGGAAATGCAAACGACAGCCCGAGTCGCTACGTCGTTTGACGGGGCACCCGTACCGAACTATGCAGGCGGTACAAGCGTACCAGCAGCAGGTAACACACCAACGGCTGCAGGCAGCGGCAATGTGACAACGATAGACACGTTAATCGGCAAAATAGAGCTGGTAGCGAGTCCAGACGTCGACGCACAGGCATTACTAGAGCAATTCATGAAATTGTTATACGAGCGCCTGCGACAAGCGAAAGATATATTAAGCGGTGGCGACAAGGGGGCTTTACTATGAAGGTAGACATTACAATCCAGGACCAAAAAACGGGGCTATACTTTGTAGTCCCTGTCCTGCCCGAAACGATTCTATACACACTAGGCGAAAAGGCAGCCGACACTATCAACGTATTGAGCGTAGGAGACGTTGATTTTTTACGTGGTAAGGCGCTTGATACCTTCGATATGGAGTCATTTTTCCCAGCAAAGTATGACCCGTTTATCTGTGTAACGCGCGGGCTTAAAAAACCGCTGGAGTATCGCAAAATTTTTAACGATTGGAAAAACAATGGCAACGTTCTCCAGCTCATTATACCCGCAGCAGGAATCAACATGCCGATGACGCTGCGTACGTTCGTTCCAGAGCTTCGGGGCGCCGAAGGGGACATTTACTATACGGCAGGCTTTAAACAGCATAAAACGGTCAAGCCGCGCAAAATATCGCTAGCTAGCAAAGTACCACCAAGCAAGACAGCGGGACCGACGGACCGACCAAAAGCGCCAGAAGCGAAAAAGGTCACGACGTACACGGTTAAAAGCGGCGATTGCTTGACCCAGATAGCGAAGCAGCTAGGTATCAAAGATTGGCGCAAGCAGCTATACGAACCGAACAAGAAGCCTAAAGGTCCACTAGGCAACGACCCAGACTTAATTTATCCAGGACAGGTGCTAAAAATATCATGACCGTAGACGTGCGAATTAATGGCTACAGCCTACGCGACGTACTAGTGGGACCACCTAGTATAAGTGATAGCACAGACGCCGTATGTCGAGTCCTGGACGTCGCTGTACGTAACGTCGAGGGTATCGGTACGCTTATGGGAAAAGAAATTGAATTATGGTACGGCGGTAAACGCTGGTATCATGGCTGGGTCCAGAAACGCGGGATTGATACGTCGGGCAATACGACGTTAACTGCGTATGATGGGCTTTTCTTTTTTAAGAAGCATACCGACGACTTTTACTTCAAAAATATGACGGCGACACAGGTCATAAAAGCCCTGGCACCCCGCGTAGGGGTTCGGGTGGCAGGTCTAGCGAATACAGGCGCCGTATTTAAGGCGTTATGGTATCCAGGCGGTGCAGCCGACAAAATAGCTGTAGACGTGCTGGTACGCACATTCAAAGCCAACGGTAAAAAGTTTTGGCTACGTTACGACCCTGTAGCGCAAGGCATTTCACTATTTGAGCGTGTGAAGCCGACCGAAGCCTGGGCATTCTTATCGACCGTGAACCTGGTAGAAGCCAGCTACGAAGAAAGCGCAGAGGACATGTTCAACGTCGTAAAGCTGGTGGACCGTGAAACGGGCAAAGTAGCGATACGGCGAGACGCCAAAAGCGTAACGGAATACCTGCAGCGCCAGCACTTCGAGGAAGTCGACAAGG